GTTTTGAAATTTGCCAGCACGGCGCAGGACGGGCCCTCCTGCGCCGAAGCGGCAGACACTTTGCTCGAGGCGCTCGCGCAGATCGAGCTGGAAAACGGCGTCCGCGTGCGCGGCGGCGCGCTGGAGGCCGGGCGCGCTGAGAAAGCGCCCCTGCGGGCGGCGGCGCGCTATGCGGCCGCCTTCTCCCCGGCAGACACGGCACCGAAAATGCAGGCCGCCGAAACAGGCTTGGAGGTCAAAGCATGAGAGAGAACGGCAAATCCACGGGGGCGGCGTTCACCCGCGCACAGCTTCTGCGCAGTGCGCGCTTCGCGCCCCACAAAGACATTTTGGCCGCTCTGCTCGGCTCGGACGGGGTCTACACCCTCGCCGAGGCCGACGCGGTCATCCGGAAATTTTTAAAAAGGAAGGTGCTTTAAATGGCTCTTGGAGGCGGAATCTGGACAGCCCAGAACAAGGGGCTTCCCGGCACGTACATCAACTTTTCGAGCGCGGCGCGCGCAAACGCCTCGCTCACGGCGGGCGGCGTGGTCGCCGTGCCGCTCAGCCTTTCGTGGGGACCGGAGGAAACGGTGGTCACCCTTAAGGCGGGCACGATCGCCCAGACCTGCCGCGACCTGTTCGGCTACAGCTACGGCGCGCCGGAGATGCTCGCCCTGCGCGAGCTTTTCCGCAACGCGGAGACGGTGCTCTGCTACCGGCTCGGCACGGGCGCGGCAAAGGCCGAAAACGACTACGCGGCCGCAAAATATGCGGGCGCGCGCGGCAACGACATCAAGCTCGTCATCGAGGCAGACCCGGACGGCGCGGGCTTCATCGTCGAGACGTATCTCGACGGCACGCTCGCGGACAGCCAGCGGGCGAAATCGGCGGCGGAATTAAAGCCGAACGGCCTTGTGGACTTCAAGGCGGAGGCGACGCTCGCGGCAACCGCGGGCACGGCGCTCGCCGGCGGCAGCGACGGCACCGCGCCGGACGGCGAAGCGTACGCCGCTTTTCTTGCGGCGGTCGAGGGCTACAGCTTCAACGTGCTCGCCTGCCCCGCCGCAGACGCCGCGGTGGTCGCGGTCTTTGCCTCGTTCACCGAGCGCATGTGCCGCGAGGCCGGCGCGAACTTCCAGCTCGTCGCCTACCGCCCGCAGACGGACAGCGAGCTCGTCATCGGCGTGGACACAGCCGCGGAGGGCGGCCTGCCGGCCTACGGCCTTGTTTACTGGGTGGCGGGCGCGGCGGCGGCCTGCCCGGTGAACGGCTCTCTGACGAACCGCCTGTACGACGGCGAGCTGACGCTCACGCTCGCGCAGACACAGGCGGAGCTTGAGGCCGCGATCGCCGCGGGCAAATTCGTGCTGCACAACGTGAACGGCGCGGCCCGCGTGCTCGAGGACGTCAACACGCTCAAGACGCTGACGGAGACGCGCGGCGAGGACTTTAAGAGCAACCAGACCGTGCGCCTGTGCCACGACGCGGCCAACCGCATCGCGCTGCTCTTCAACACGCAGTACCTCGGCATGGTGCCGAACGACGCGAACGGCCGCATCAGCCTTTGGAACGACGTGTGCAAGATTTTCCAGAGCTACGAGAAGGCCCGCGCGATCGAGAACTTCGACACCGCGAGCGTGGAGGTGCTGCCGGGCGAAGCCAAGGACGCCGTGCGCTGCCGCGTGAGCGGGCTTTCGGTCATCCGCGCGATGAGCAAGCTCTACATGGACATTGTGATCGCTTAAGGGAGGGAATTCAACATGGCAAACGACAAGGTATTTATGGACGCGCTCGAGGCGGTTGCCGGCTCGATGGCGACGGCTTACGTGACGCTCGGCGGCGTGCGCTACCGCCTCTTGCAGCTCAAAAATTTTGAGGCGAGCATGGAAATCACGGTTTCGGACGTGCCGATTCTCGGCAAGACCGGCAAGGGCCACAAGCCCAGCGGCTGGAACGGCACGTGGAAGGGCACCGCGCACTACAACCAGTCCATCCTGCGCGAGGTATGGCTCGCTTACAAGAACACCGGCGCACTGCCGGAGATGGACATTCAGGTGACGAACGAAGATCCCACTTCCTCGGTCGGCCGCCAGACGGTCATCCTCAAGAACTGCCTGACGAAGGGCGGCATCCTGACGAAGTTCGACGCGGACGCCGAAACGCTCGAGGAGGACATCGAGGGCACGTTCGACGACTGGGAGATGCCGGAAAAATTCTCGCTCGTCGCGGGCATGCAGTAAAAAAGGAGGCTATAACATGGCAGAAAATCTGAGCGCCTTTCTGGCGCAGAACGCTAGGAAGATCGACACGGTGCGCTACGTCGCCTCCGACCGCTTCACAGGGCCGGACGGCGCGCCCGTGCCGTGGGAAATCGGGTGCATTACGGCGGCGGAGAACAGCCGCATCCGCCAGGGCTGCATGAAAACGGCGCCGGGCGCAAAGCGCGGGCAGACCGCGCAGCAGTTTGACGCGGGTCTGTATCAGGCGCGCATCGCGGCGCGCTGCACGCTTTCGCCCGATCTGAACGACCGCGCGCTGCAGGACTCCTACGGCGTGCACACGGCGGAAGAGCTGATCGCGACGATGCTGACCCCCGGCGAATTCGAGGACTACTCGGCAAAGGTACTCGAGGTAAACGGCTTCCAAACCGAGGCGGAGCGCATCGAAGAAGCAAAAAACTGATCGAGGGGGGCGATACGGAGGCGAACTACGCCTACTATTGCCTCCACAAGCTGCGGCTTCTGCCGCACGATTTCCTCGCGCTCGACCCGTATGAGCGTGCGTTCGTCATCGCCGCCATCAATGTGCGGGTGGAATCGGAGCAGAAGGAACAGCGCAAGCTGAAGCGCAAATAGCCAAAAGCGCCCTGCAAAACGGGGCGCTTTTGGTTTTGCTTGAGACATAGCTAAAAAGCGGTTATTTACCCGAGTATGCGTGCAGACAATTTACTTTCTTCCAACTGCATGGTATAATGGCGCCAGAAACTTTTTGGAGGCGATCTCATGGTGCTGCTTTCATCCGCGGCGGACGAACCTATCGACCCGGGGTTATGGATTGGCTTAGTCATTATTGTGTTTATTATTGTTTTGTTGGTCCTCGGCATTGTTTTGATTATCCGAAAGATCACAAAGAGCACGAAGTCAAAACAAACGCTTAAAAGAACAGCACAATTTTATAAAGCACAGTATGGTGCAGCCGAGGCGGTTTATATGAAACATATCGCCGGATTGCCTCTTATCGCCGGCAGTATGTGTTGGGTTATGCTGCGCCCGCAGGGTCTGCTGTTCGAATACAATCACACGGCCTATGATTTATCCTTTGAGAAAATCCGAGATATTCGCACTAAAGACGAGGTTCCACCCCAGTATAACTCGGTTCGCACTGTCTTTGGCTATGACGGCCGTACCTTAGCACAAAAAATCAACCGAATCTTACTTTTCGATATTTGGAATCCCCGCAATGGTATTGCACGAAAACTTATTACCCACCAGCCGATTTCCTGCCAATTCCATATCACATATATCGATAAAGATAAGCCGAAGCTGATTTCTTTGCAATGTCCGGATACCCAGCTGGCAAAACCATTTGTAACCGCCTATTTTTCGAGGCCCCCCATACACAAGAATATTTCCCTGTAAATCGGAACACCTTGCAAAGCACTGCAAGGTGTTCCGATTTCGTTATTTTTCGAAAGGAGGATTCAATGGCAACGATTGCCTCCCAACTCAGCTTTTCTGAAAATATGCTCTCTACACTTCAAAAAACCAATAAAATGGTAGAGCGTATTGAACGAAATTTTCAGAAAACAAGTCAAGCTCTTGGCCTTATAGATCTTGGATTGCAATCACTTCAAACAGCAGTTGAAAAACTTACCAAAGAGCTGAAAAAGGTAACAACAGAGTTAAATTCGATCAATTCAGGAGGGATGATCGAACAAATAACCGATCAAATTCAAGAGGCCGACACAAACACAGATCATTGGAAGCAAACTATTTCACAAACGTCCAGAATCGTCAACAGTGCACTTTCATCCATTTCGCATCTGGCCTCTAAGGTCGTTGAAGTCGGTGAACTGCCAAGCATTGCGGACAGCCTCACGGAAAGTAATGCGCGGCTTTCTTTTCTTGTCGAGGACGGCGGAAGCGTGCAGGCCCTGCGCGACGATATTCTCGGGGTGGCAGAGGCCTCCCGCAGCTCTTTTGCCGACACGGAAAGCACGCTGCTTTCCCTCAGCAAAAATGCGGTAGGCGCGTTCTCCGGCAACGAGGAAATACTGCGGTTTGCAGAGCAGCTGAACAAAAGCCTCGCAGTTTCCGGCACACCGGCCGACGCACAGGCCGGCGTACGCGAGCAGGTGCTCAGCATGATGTCCGGCGGACAGGTCAGTGCGGACGATATGACACAGCTGGCCGCGCAAGCACCCATGCTCGCTCAATCCATTGAGCAGTATATGCAGAGCGCCGGTGTTTCCGGCACACTGCAAAGCTGGGCTTCCTTCGGGCTTCTGACTGCCGATGTGATTAAAAACGCGCTGCTTTCCACCTCGGATGTGGTGGACGCACGCTTTGCGCAGATGCCGATGACGAGCGGGCAGCTTTGGACAAGCATTCAGAATCAGGCGGCGGCCGCGCTTCAGCCGGTGCTTGAACAGATCTCGGCGATCATGAGCAGCCCGGAGATGCAGGCCGGCATCGAGGTGCTGATCGGCGCCATCGCCGGCATTGCAAGCATTGCGGCCAGCGCGTTCGGCGTTGTCGCGCAGATTCTTTCCTTTGTCTCGCAGAATCTCGACATCATTCTGCCGGTTATGATCGCCATCATCACGGTTTTGATCGCGTATCAGGCCATCATGGCGGCAATCGCCGTTGTACAGGCTGTCGTCAACGCATCGAATCCATTCACCCTCATCATGATGATCCTTGTCATCGCGATTTCACTCGTGCTGATCTTCTTCGAGCAGGTGGTCGGCGGCATCTATGTCGTCATCGCCCTGTTCCAGAATCTCGGGATCACCGTGATGAATTTCTTTTCCGGCCTCGGCGCGGCAATCCACAACGCATGGATCTGGTTCCAGAATGTCGCCGTCGCCATTGAGAATCTGTTCGCCGCTCTGGTGCACAACCTCGGCGCATTCTTCAATAACCTTTGGAAGGACGCGCAGATTACATTCTGGTCTTTCGTCGAGGTGCTTCTCAGCGGTATTCGGAAAATTGCCGACCTCGTGAACAATGTAATCGGCGTATTTGGCATACAAATCGACACTTCTGGTCTTGAGGGACAGCTCAACTGGATTGCAGGGCAGAAAAGTACGCTTGAGGGCGAAAAAATCGAATACGAGGATCTTGCCGCGGCATGGGAAAAGGGCATGAATACGTACGAATATGAGGATGTCGGCGCCGCCTCCAAGCGCTATGGTGAATCCTTTCAGGATGGCTGGGTGCAAAACGCCTATGCCGAGGGCAGCGCGGCCGGCGCAGGCATCAAGAATCAGATCGGCGACCTGTTCAGCTTCTCGTTCGGCTCCGGCAGCACAGGCGGCTCCGCGGGCACGCTGGCCGACTACGGCATCAGCGACAGCGGCTTCGGAACCTCCTCCGGCACATACGGCAGCGCAGGCGGGCTGAGCGATACCGGCGCCTACGACACGAGGAGCCTTGGGGCGATTTCGGGCGACACGGCGGCAATCCGCGAGAATACGGCGCGCTCCGAGGAGGACCTAAGCCTGCTGCGCGAGATCGCCGAGCGCGAGGCCATCAACCGCTTTACGACCGCTGAGGTCAAGGTGGATATGACCGGCATGAACAACACCATCCATTCCGACATGGACATCGACGGCTTTATCACCGTCTTTACCGACCGCTTCGCCGAGGCGCTCACCGCCACCGCAGAGGGGGTGCACGTTTAATGTACCGCATGTATTTCGGGAACACACTGATGCCCGTCGCCCCCGGCGCGCTCAAGATGAAAATTAAAAACCAGAACGAGACAGTCTCGCTTGTCAGCGAGGGCGAGCTGAACATCCTGAAAAGCCCGGGCCTTACGGAGCTGAGCTTCACGCTGCTCCTCCCCCGCGCGCCGTACGCCTTCGCGCTCTACGAGGACGGCTTCAAGCCGCCCGATCACTTTTTAGCGCTCTTTGAAAAGCTAAAGACCGAGCGCCGCGCCTTCGACTTCACGGTGCTGCGCCGGCTCGACAGCGGCGCCGAAGCGCTTTCGGAGACGAACATGAAATGCGCGCTCGAGGACTACACCGTGAGCGAGAGCGCCGAGGACGGCATGGATTTTTCGGTGGACGTGACGCTCCGCCAATACGTGCCCTACGGCGTGAAAACGCTCGTGGTGAAGAACAACGAGGCGACCGAGACGACGGACCGAGACGCGGGCGGCAAGGAGAAAACCGAGCGCTACACCGTGCGCGACGGCGACACGCTGTGGGACATCGCCCGCACGGAGCTCGGCGACGGCACGCGCTGGAAAGAGATCTACCAGCTCAACAAAAAGGTTCTGGACGACGAGGCCAGCCGCCGCGGCATGCCCGCCGAATCGGGCAGCCGCTGGATTTTCACCGGCACCGTAATCCAGATTCCAAGCTGAAAGGGGGAGCTGACATGGCAAACACAGCGACACAGGTGAGCTGCCGCGTCTTTAAGACGAAGGGCGCGTCGGTTTCCGCCAACTACTCAGGGCACTCCGGCGTGGACGTGACCGCCGACGGCGGCTTCGACTACGTGGTGGCCCACTCCGCCGGGGAGGTCGTCTGGGTGCAGACGGGCTACGGCAATCTAAAAGGCAGCGAGGGCGACCCCTCCTACGGCAACGCCGTGCAGCTGCGCCACGCGAACGGCTGGTGCACGCTGTACGCCCACATGCGGGAGGTGAACGTCTCCTACGGCCAGCAGGTGGGCCGCGGCGCGGTGCTCGGCTACATGGGCGACAGCGGCAACGCCTACGGCGCGCACCTGCACTTCGAGGTGCGCAACACCGCCAATCAGGCGATCGGCTTCAGCGCGCGCGATTACCTCCACGCCGACCTGCCCGGCCTTGCGGGCGGCGGCGCGGCGGCCACGGACGCGCAAACGGGTGCAGGCGGCGTGGAAATTTCGAAGGTGACGGTCAAGACCCGCGCGGGCGAGACCGGCCGCCGCCCCGAAAGCCTGCTCGGGCGCGCCGAGGGCACCGGCGCGCAGCACGAGGTGCTCGTGCAGCACGAAAACCGCGTGCTTGCCCCGGTGCTTACCGGCAGCGTAACGCTCGAGTGGCAGCGCAAGAGCGCGCCCGGCACGCTCGATTTCACCTGCGCCGTCACCGAGGGCCTCGCGCTTTCGGAGGGCGACGCCGTGAGCCTGCGCGTGAACGGCAAAACCGTCTTTTTCGGCTATATCTTCGAGAAGAGCCGCAGCGGGCCGTATGAAATCGCCGTGAAGGCCTACGACCAGCTGCGCTACCTCAAGAACAAGGGCACGCTTGCCTACGCCGGCAAGACGTACACCGAGGTGCTCGAGATGATCGCGAAGGACTGCGGCCTCACCTGCGGCACGCTCGAGGACACGGGCTACAAGCTGCCCCAGCGCGTGGAGGACGGCACCTATTTCGACATGCTGCTGAACGCTTCGGACGAAACCGTGCTGAACGACGGCAAGCTCTTCGTGCTCTACGACGACTGCGGGAAGCTCTGCCTGCAAAACATCGAGCGCATGGCGGTGCCGCTTCTGCTCGACGCGGACACGGCGGGCGGCTTCAGCTACAAGACCTCGATTGACAGCGACGTGTACACGCGCATCACGCTCGCGAGCGACAACGACGAGACCGGCGAGCGCGAGCTGTACGTGCACGACAGCGGCGCGCTGCAATCGAAATGGGGCGTGCTGCAATACTACGAGAGCATGAGCGGCGCGGGCGCAGCCAAGCTGCGCGAAACGGCGAAGCTGCTCGCCGGCTACTACGGCAGGCTGCGCCGCACGCTGAGCCTTTCCGGCTGCCTCGGCGACATCCGCGTGCGCGGCGGCTCGTCGGTCGTCGTGCGGTTTCGCTTCGACGACCTCTCGCTGCAAAACTACATGGTTGTGGAAAAGGTGAAGCACACCTTTCAGAACGGCCTGCACACGATGGACCTTGACGTCTCCGGCGTGCGGGGCGAATTCACCGTATGAGGAGGAAAACGATGACACCCAAAACAAGCGCCGAGCTGATGCACGATTTCACCGTCGTACAGCAGCCCGGCAAAACCTACCGCATCGAGGGGAACCGCATTGCGGGCTACACGGACGGCCTGCCCGCCGTCGTGCAGGCGGCGCGGCTGATCCTCTCGACCGAGCGCTTCATGCACCCGCTCTACAGCTGGAACTACGGCGCGGAGCTCACCGATCTGTTCGGTCTGGCGCCGCCGCTACTGCACACGCGCCTGCGCCAGCGCATCACCGAGGCGCTTTTGCAGGACGACCGCATCCGCGAAGTGGCGGATTTTTCTTTTTCGCACGGCCGCGGCGCCGTGGCCGTTACCTGCACGGTGAAAACCATTTACGGAACAACGACGATTACGGAGGTACTGAACCATGTATGAGGCACTGACCTTTGAGGCGATTCTCGAGCGTATGCTCGGCCGCGTGGACGACAGCTTTGACAAGCGCGAGGGCTCCGTCATTTACGACGCGCTTGCCCCCGCCGCGGTCGAGCTGCAGAGCGTCTACTTCGAGCTCGACCGCATTTTGCAGGAATCGTTTGCGGACACGCAAAGCCGCGACTACCTGCTGCGCCGCGCGGCGGAGCGCGGCCTTTCCGCAAAGCCCGCGTCCTGCGCCGTGCGCCGCGGCGAATTCAGCGGCGACGTCCCGCCCGGCACGCGTTTTTCGCTCGGCGCGCTCAACTACGTTTCGGGCGAGAAAATCGCGGACGGCGCGTACAAAATGACCTGCGAAACGCCGGGCGAGGCCGGCAACACCGACCGCGGCACGCTGCTGCCGATCGACTATGTGGACGGCCTAACACGCGCCGAGCTGACCGACGTCCTCGTGCCCGGCGCGGACGCCGAGGACACCGAGGCCTTCCGCCGCCGCTACTTCGAATCGCTCGAGGCACAGGCGTTCGGCGGCAACGTAGCCGATTACCGCGAGACGGTCGGCGCGATGGAGGGCGTGGGCGGCGTAAAGGTGCTGCCGGTCTGGAACGGCCCGGGCACCGTGAAGGTGATCTTCACGGATGCGGCGTTCGGCGCGCCGGACGCCTCCGCTGTAGCGGCGGTGCAGGACGCGCTCGACCCGCCCGCGCGGCCGGGCGCCGGCGTGGGCCTCGCGCCGATTGGCCATGTGGTGACCGTAACGGGCGCGAAGGCAAGGCCCGTAGCCGTCTCGACGGCGCTGACCCTCTCGGGCGACTGGTCGCTCGCCGACGTGCTGCCCCGCGCCGAGGATGCGCTCGACGCGTATTTTTCCGGCCTTGCAGCCGCGTGGAGCGGCAGCCAGACGCTCACCGTGCGCGTGAGCCAGATCGAATCGCGGCTTTTGGACCTCGACGGCGTGCTGGACGCGGCGGACACAAAATTGAACGGCGCGGCGGGCAACCTGACGCTCGCCGACGACGAAATTCCGGTGAGGGGGGAGCTCCATGCGACGCAGACTTCTTGACCGGCTGCCGCCGGTTTTACAGCCGATTTTGGAGCTGCGGCAGATCGCCGACACGGCCGAGCAGCCGGAGTTCGACGCGCTCTGGCAGGCGCTCGAAACGCTCCTTTCAAACCAGTTTGTCGAAACGGCGGACGAAAGCGGCATCGCGCGCTTTGAGCGCGTGCTCGGCATCACCCCGCGCGCGGCGGCCGATCTTTCGGACCGCCGCTTTGCCGTCGCCGCGCAGTTCATGGAGCGCCGCCCAACGACGCTGCGCTTTCTCGAGCGGCAGCTCGAAGCGCTCTGCGGCGCGGACGGCTACACCCTTTCGCTCGACCCCGCGGCCCGCACGCTGGCGGTGCGGCTCGCGCTCTCCAAAAAGGAGCAGTACCGCGCGGTCGAAAAGCTGATCGCGCAGATAAAGCCCGCGAACATCGCAAGCGAGCTCGACCTGCTCTACAACCGGCACAGCCAGTTTTTCGGGCGCACCTTCGGCGAGATGGCCGCCCAGACACACCATGCACTGAGGAGTGAGGTACAATGAAATTAACGAAAAATTACGGCCTGAAAAAGCCGGACGGCGAGGATTTCTACAACGTGCAGGATTTCAACGACAACGCCGACGCGATCGACGCGGCGCTTGCCGCAAAGCCCGATTTGCCCGCGGCGGCGGAGCCGGGCCACTTCGCCGCCTTTTCGGCGGGCGGCATCGCGGACAGCGGCAAAGCGGCGGCGGACTTCCTGCCTGCCGGCACGACGCCCGCGGACATCGGCGCGGCGACGGCGCAGGCGCATTCCACGCTCTCCGCCGCGCAGAACGCACACGCAAACGACGCCGCAAAGCACTTTTCCGCCGCAGAGAAAGCGAAGCTGCAAAAGGCCTACACGACCGACGACATTGTCGTGAGCAGCGCGCAGCCGGCCGCCGCCGAGGGCCGGATCTGGATCCGGATTTGAGGTGAACGGCTATGGCAACGAGAAGCTGTACGTATAACGGCATGGCCAATTTCAACGGCGGCTGGTCGCCCTCGAGCGGCTACAGCAAAACGCTCGACGGCTACATCGGCGACGGCGGCGGCTACGGCGTCGCGCTGAAATTCGCGGTCCCCTCCGCCCCGGGCGCGGCCGCCGGGCGAAGCCTGACCATCGCGCTTGACCTGATGACGCTCGGCTACACGAGCCTCACACTCGAATACTGGGTGACGACCGCAGGCCGCCCCGACGGCCCGAATTACGGCGGCGGCCCGCCGGCCGTTCAGGGCACGCAGATTCTGCACGGCACGTCGGCCGTGAGCGGGCTCAACACGGCAAACTGGTCGCGCAAGACCTTTAAAACCGGCGCGACCGCCGCGCTGCCCGCGGGCGGCGGCACGTATTACCTGTGGCTGCGCTGCAACCACAACGGCGTCGTGCGCACCTCGACGCCGGCCTTCACGCTGAACTACACGGCGCAGACGCCCTGCGGCGCGCCGACGGTCTTTTCGGCATCGCCGAGCCCGTTCGAGGGCAGCGTGACGCTCTCGTGGAGCGGAGCCGCCGCCGGCACGGGCAACGCGATCACCGGCTACGAGCTGCAATACGCGACGAGCACGAACAACAGCGTGTGGAGCGGCTGGTCGGCGTTCAAGACCGTGTCCGCCGCCTCCGGCAGCGCGAGTGCGGCGGACACGCCGGGCATCGCGCGCGGCGCCTACGAGAAGTGGCGCGTGCGCACGTGCGGCGCGGCAGGCAGCGGCTATTACTCGGGCTGGATGGAATCGAACAGCGTGCGGAAAAACAGCGCGCCGGCCGCTCCCGCGGCGTTCTCGGCCTCTCCCGCGCTGATCGCCTCGGGCGGCAGCGTGACGCTCTCGTGGAGCGGAGCCTCCGACGCGGACGGCAACATCGCCCACTACGAGCTGCAAAAGACCGCGAACGGCGGCGCGTCGTGGTCGGCGGCCGGCACGGCCTCCGGCAGCAGCACCGCTGTGAAGCTGGCGGAGGGCGCGGGCGCGGCGGTGCAGTTCCGCATCCGAACGGTCGATGCGTTCGGCATCGCGAGCGGCTGGAAAACAAGCGGCACGGTGACGGTTAATTCCGCGCCATCGGCCCCGACGCAGGTTTCGGCCTCCGCCGCCGTGTTCGGCGCGGGCGACCGCATCGCCTTCTCGTGGAGCGGCATGGCCGACCCGGACGGCAACATCACGCACTACATCTTGCAGGCGCGCAAAACCGCGGGCGGCACGTGGGGCGCGTGGCAAACGCTCGAGAGCGCGCTCAAAACGGCGGACACCGCCCTCACCGCCGCGGAGGGCACGGCCTTTACGCCGGCAAACCACGAGAAGGTGCAGGTGCGCGTCTGCTGTGTGGACGCCTTCGGCCTCACGAGCGGCTACACGGCCGGCCCCGAGCTGCTGCGCGACGACCCGACCGGCATCAAGGTCTATGCGGGCGGCGCGTGGAAAAAGGGGTATGTCCATGTGTGCCGCGGCGGAAAATACGTGGAATGCACGCTGTATGCCTGCCGCGGCGGCGTGTTTGTAAGGGGGGAATGACGGATGGCGAATCTCGTGGAGCTTGTAAAGCAGGCCGCGCTTGAGGCGGTCGCCGCGGCGCACCCCGCGCAGGCGGTATTCGGCAAGGTCACGGACACCGAGCCGCTCGCGGTGCGCATCCACCAGAAGCTGCGGCTCACGGCGGAGTTCCTCGCGCTGAGCGAGACCGTGCGGACGAAGCTCGCCGCCAAAAGCCTGCGCCCGGGCGACACGCTGCTGCTTTTGCAGCAGCAGGGCGGGCAGCGGTTCCTCGCGCTCGACGTGCTGCCGGGCGCGGACTGGACGCCGCCCGCCGCCGCGCCCGTCACTTGGGCGGACATCGCCGGAAAGCCCGCGGCCTTCCCCCCTGCCCCGCACGCGCACACCGCGGCGGATGTGGGAGCCGCACCGGCGGCGCACACGCACACACCGGCGGAGATCGGCGCCGCACCAAAAGCGCACGCACATACGGCGGCCGAAATCGGAGCCGCACCCGCATCGCACACGCACACCGCCGCGGAAACCGGAGCCGCACCGGCCGCGCACACGCATGCCGCATCCGATATTGCCGCCGGTATGCTTCCGCTCGCACGCGGCGGTACGGGCGCGGCAAGCGCCGCCGCGGCGCGCACGAATCTCGGCATCACTTACAGCAATCTCGGCACCGTGCCTGTTGCAAACGGCGGTACGGGGGCGGCCTCTGCATCCGGTGCTAGGTCTGGTTTGGGAGTGCCCGCAGAAATAGACATCGGAGATGGTTCTTCTGGATTTCCATTCAATTGGGGCACAGTTATCTCCCGCGGAGGTTTAGGAAATACAATAGGCCAAGCCACCTCCGACAACTACTATTGGGGAGTTGATTCCAATGCTACTCTTTGGGGAGGAAAGCAGACAAATCGTGCTACAAGCGTTACGTGGAAAAAAGCGCTGATGCTCGATGCCGGGGCTCCGGCTTTGGGTGTTTCGCAGGGCGGCACGGGGGCAACAAGCGCCAGCGGGGCGCTTTCAAATCTCGGCGCGGCACCGTTAGCCAATCTCAAGCGCGTAGACCTCTGGCAGGGCACCTGCAACAAGGGCGGTTCCGTCACCGTTACGAATGCCTTTCGATATTCCGTGCTTTGGCTGTGCGTGACGCCCGGCTCCGGCGAAACGGAAATAATCGCGTGCGAATATAACAATCGTGTAGCTGTACGGCAGATCTGCAGCAATAACGCATGGATCGGGATAACCTCCAGTATCTCCGGCAACAACAAAACATTTACGGTCTCTGGAGGTAATGACGGCTGCAAACTGACTAAAATCGTTGGCGCCGTTCAGTTCCAGTAAAACACGCAATTCACGGAGAAAGGTTGTTGATGATGAAACTGAATGCAACATTTGATCAAGATGGCTACCTTTACAACTTTGCCATCATCGGCACGGTGGACGGCGGTACAGACGTCGAAACGCCGGAGGGCGTTTCCGAAGATGAGCTGATGGAAAACTACGCGGCCTACCGGCTCGAAAACGGCGCGCTCGTGCTCGACGAGGCTAAACTCGCCGCCATGCAGGCGGCCGCGGAGCAGGCGGCGCTCACGGCGCGGTACATCCCGTCGGAGGCGCAGTCCGCGGCGGCGGTCGGGCGGTTGGTGCTCGCGCAGATGGCCGGGCTGGACGACGACGCGCGCATCCGCGTTTCGGGGCTGTACGAGCCTTGGGCGGCCGGGCAGTTTGAGGTCGGCGACATCCGCAATTCCGGCGGGCAGACGTGGGAATGCTTCCAAGCGCACGACTGCGCGGTGTATCCGGACATCAAGCCCGGCGGCGCGGCGTGGTTCACGTTCTGGCGGCCCCTGCACGGGAAGTCGCCGGAAACCGCCCGTCCGTTCGTGCCGGTGCAGGGCGCGCACGACATGTACAAAATCGGGGAATACGCGGTGTTTGAAGATGCGCTTTACAGGTGCGCGCAGGACACGGCCTACAGCCCGGCGGACTACGCTCCGGCGTGGGAAAAACTAAACTGAAAACGGAGGAATTTATGAGAGAGAACCTTTTGAAAAGCGGCATTGCGGCGGCAGGCGCAGCACTCGCCTCGTATTTCGGCGCGCTGGCCGCGCCGCTGCTCGTTTTGCTGTGCATCATGGTCGTCGATTATGTCACCGGCATGGCGAAGGCCTACATGGCGTCGCAGCTCAGCTCGCGGATCGGCCTGCGGGGCATCCTCAAGAAGCTGTGCTATATGGCGATGGTCGCGGTCGGCGCGGCGCTCGACTACCTCCTGACCGGCGCGCTCGCGCAGGCGGGCATCGACCTGCATGTCGAGATGTTCTGCGGCATGCTCGTTGCGGTTTGGCTGATTATAAACGAGCTGATCTCGATCCTTGAGAACCTCGCCGAGATCGGCGTGCCCGGCATGCCCGTCCTGACAAAGCTGATCGACCGGCTCCGGAGCACGCTCGAGAGTGGGAACAAAGTCGGAAAAAAGGAATAATATGGAGGGAGCACGTAATGAAAGGGGGGATCAATTATGCTGCATGGATTCGACCTATCCTACGCACAGGCCGGCCTTTCGCTCGCTGAAATCGCGGACAAGGCCGGCTTTCTCCTGCTGCGCGCCGGCTACGGCGGCGACTACAAGGATCAGGACGACAGCGAATTCGGCCGCTTCGCCGAGGAGGCGGACGCGCTCGGCATCCCGTGGGGCGCGTACCTCTACTCCTACGCGCTCACGGCGGCGGACGCCGAAGGCGAAGCCGCGCACATGCTGCGCCTGCTGGGCGGCCGGAAGCCCGCGCTCGGCGTGTGGCTCGACATGGAGGACGCGGACGGCTACAAGGCCAAAAACGGCATGCCGAGCGATGCCACTCTGGCGGACATCTGCATCACCTTCTGTGATGCGATGGAACAGGCAGGGCTTTACACCGGCATCTACGCGAGCCTGAGCTGGCTCGAAACGAAGCTGAAAACCGAGAAGCTCGGCCGCTTCGACAAGTGGGTCGCGCAGTGGAACGACACCTGCGACTACACCGGCGCGTACAGCCTCTGGCAGTACACCGACCGGTATGAAATCGCGGGCAGAAAGCTCGACGCAAACCACCTCGTGCGGGATTTCCGCACCGACAAAGGAGGGAATTCCATGGCGAACAAAAAGAGCCGCGTGCTGATGACCGGCGAGAACCAGATCACGCAGCACTACGGCAGCGGCGGGCACGGCGGGTGCGATCTCGTGAAGAAAACCAACCAGCTCGACGCGATTGCCGCGCATTCCAACGGCACAGTCGTCTGGTGCCAGTCCGGCATCCCGAATGATCCGGGCAGCAGCGGCAACCGCTCCTACGGCAACGCCGTGAAGCTGCGCCACGCGAACGGCTGGTGTACGCTGTACGCGCACATGGACTATATTTCCGTGGAGAACGGGCAGACAGTCAAGAAAGGCCAGAAGCTCGGCCATATGGGCAACACCGGCAACTCCTACGGCGCGCACCTGCACTTTGAGGTGCGGGACAAGTCCGACGCGCGCGTCAACCCGGAGCCGTACCTCAACGCCGATCTGCCGGGCGCGGGCGGCGGCGCGGACACGTCCGCGGGCTATACCGGCGACCTGACGTATCAGGCGTACACGCAGAAGTCGTGGCAGCCGAAGGTTGTGAACGCCGGCGATGGGCCGGACGGGTACGCGGGTATTTACGGCAGCGCGGTGCAGGGCATCCGGATCGACGCGAAAAACTGCGACGTCTACTACCGCGTGCACCTCAAGGGCAAGCCGCAGGACGAGTGGCTGTCGGAGGTCAAGAACAGCGGCACCGGCGCAGACGGCTACGCCGGCATCTACGGGCAGGACATCGACGGCATCCAGATCCGCGTGCCGCAGGGGCATGTGGACTGCCGCGTTCACCTGAAAGACGGCGACTACCTCGACTGGGTGCGCTTCGGCAAGAGCTACAAGGACGGCGCGGATGGGTACGCGGGTATCTTCGGCAAAGCGATCGACGGGGTGCAGATGGAGTAA